AGAATCATCAAGGACAGAGAGTATATCCTTAACCCACGTAACTGTGGATGGGCAGGAGGATACTTATATGACCGTTCAACATTACCTAACAAATACTACTAATGCCAGTATACAGAGATTATGAGATTCGTATGAATCTCAATGAACTCATAGAGAAGAGAGTTCCATGTTGCGATCTGCTACACCCTGACCACTGTTTCACAGAGTCACAAATAACGCAGATTGCTCATGATATTAATATGGATTTGGATTTACATCCTATCTTCAAACAGATTGATGAGCATATCCTACGATATGTAAAAGCAGCAAACATACAAAACGAAGACCACTGGGTTGAAGATAGATTAAAACATCCACATGATTAGTGTTAAAACAGTAAATAATGTTGTAGATGTATTCCCTGTTGGAATATTAGCACAGACAGAAGTGTTGACACCAGAAGAGAATGATTTACTTATTGCTAAGGTATATAAATTACGTGATACATTTGGTGCAGGAAATACAACTGATTGGTTGAGTGGTAAATTGTCTCCTGATAATTGCTACAGACAATCAAATATTGCAGAGTATCTAGAGTTTAAACCATTGATAGAACGTGTCACACAGTGTGTTCATGAGTTAGCACAAGCACATGGTAGTGATGATGATTACTATTGCACAGAAGGATGGTATAACATATACAAAAGTAACAGATACCAAGAGTATCATGTTCATCCTAATAGTATATTTTCAGCAGTATATTTCATGAAGTCTGGAGAGGACTCACAAGGATTACATATCAAACGACCTGATCATGGTGGTATGTTACCATGTAAGAATAAGAAACGTGATAGTCCATTCAATCAGGAAGTTATCATAGCACCACCACAAGAACGAACAGTAATTATATTCAGATCATATCTAGAGCATTGTGTGCCACCATCCAGTTTAAAAACTGACCGTATTTCGGTTGCAATGAACTTCACATAGGTGTATAATAGTATCATACACAACTACATCATGGAACTCAACAAAACTTACACTTTTACATGTGAGGCAACATTTGGAACTTTATCACAAGAGAGGGTATACAAATTATTATCAGATGGTAGGAGAGCGTCAGGTTTTCTTGAGTTACAACTAGAAGAGTGGTTTCCAGACTTGACATTTGAGGATGGAAAAGGTTATGATCATGTTGATACCAATGGTCAACAGTATGATGCAAAGTGTTTCACTAAAGGTGGTGCAAAGTTTTGCCCAAGTGTTATGCTAGGTGCAGGAAGATCTGTTGATGAGGTCAAACTATGGGAACATGCTAATGACATGATTTATATTTTTACAGATATAGTAGAGTTTCCAACAGTAAAAGTTAGATTTGTAAAAGGATCTAATCTTACACAATACAAAAACGGTTCAATACCATTCAAAGATAGGAATGTTTTATTTGGGTGACTGCCTAGAAGGTATGAAGGAGTTAGATGACAAGTCAATTGATATTGTTGTTACTTCTCCACCATACAATCTAGACATACAATACAGTAAATACAAAGACAAAAAACCAAGAGAACAATATCTTGGTTGGTTACGTGATGTATTCTTGGAGTGTAAACGCATTCTCATGGATGATGGACACCTGTTTATCAACATGGGATATTCTAATGTTGACCCATGGGTAGCAATGGATGTTGCTATGACATTGAGAGACGATTGGATATTACAGAACCATATCAATTGGGTCAAGTCTATTCATGTCAATGACAAGACTAGTGGACACTTCAAACCTATCAACAGTAAGAGATTCTTATGTCCTACATGGGAGCACCTGTTTCACTTCACTAAAGATGGTAAAGTAAATGTTGACAGACTATCTGTTGGTGTTCCATATGAATACTATAAGGAGAACCTACGACACAGTAAGTCACTTGATATTACTAAACCTAATCTTAGAGATAAAGGTAACGCATGGTTTATACCATACGAAACTGTGCAGACTAAACTAGAACGTGGTAAACATCCTGCTACATTCCCAGTTAAACTTGTAGAAGACTGTATCAAACTTACAGGCAAAGAGTATGGTATACTTGTTGACCCATTCATGGGCACAGGCACAGCAGCAGTTGCAGCAGTCAAACAAAAATGGGACTATATTGGATATGACATAGACGAAGACTATGTTGAATTCAGTAAGAATCGTATACCACTAACAGTAGCATGAAGAATACTATATTATTTGGAGATTGCAGGGATACACTCCCCACTATTGATGTCAAGGCACGCATGTGTGTCACATCTCCACCATACTACGGACTACGTAACTATGGAGGAGAAAAGAATCAAATAGGACAAGAGGACACACCTGAGCAGTTTATCGAGAATCTGGTTGATGTATTTCGATCAGTGCGTGATGTATTAACTGATGATGGCACATTATGGGTCAACATAGGAGATAGTTACTATAACTATAGACCTGGCAAAGGACAAGGATTACCAAAACAAACAGTATCAAAGACAATTCGTGATCAACCACAAGAATGTGCACGTAGAGGTAATAAACTAGAAGGACTCAAAGAGAAGGACTTGATAGGTATACCATGGATGTTAGCATTCGCATTACGTGCAGACGGATGGTATCTACGTCAAGATATTATATGGCATAAACCTAATCCTATGCCTGAGTCAGTTAAGGATAGATGCACTAAATCACATGAGTATCTCTTTCTACTATCTAAAAACAAAAAGTATTACTATGACAATGAAGCAATCAAAGAACCAGTCAAGCAAGACTGGGGCACACGAGACAGGACTCAAGGTAAGTATCACAATCCTGGCACTGGGTTGGCTCCTCATAGTGGTCTTACCAAGTCTTATGACAGGAAGAATAAACGATCTGTTTGGTCAGTAACCAATAAACCATATAAGGGAGCACACTTTGCCTGTTTCCCACCTGACTTGATCGAACCATGTATACTCGCAGGGAGTGAGCAGGGAGATATAATTCTCGATCCATTTATGGGATCAGGAACTACAGGTATGGTAGCAAAGAAAAACTTCCGATCCTATATTGGATGTGAGTTGCATGAGGACTATGCCAGTTTACAAACTGATCGTATAGATAGCATACCACCGCAACTTGTGCTATAATGAAGGTAACAATCACACCAGATCACATTACGATGTATCAGTCACCTTTTTCACCTAACGAACTTAAGTATTTCATGAGTTTAATGCAGAATGACACTACTGCTGAGGGCAGAGGTGCAACATATGCTAAACTAGAAATCTTATTAAAAAAGCACAATGAACGCTAAATCTATGACAGGAGCAGAGAAACTCCTTTTTATTTTCTCATTCGTTAACTTCTTACACTGGGGAACTCAGTTATGTCTTGTTACATTACGTTTGGTGGGTATCGCAACCGCAAGCGGGTTACTAAATCTGTCATCGAATGGTTCATACACCATCGTAAACTCAATCGCTTCAACACGTTTGTCCATATTATAGACAGAAACTTGAAGAGAGAAGGTATGTATGGTTGTATTCATAGCATAGATCAATTGTCACGTCCACGTTTCTTTGAGATAGAAATGGACAATCAGCAAGATGATGAATCCTATGTGACTACATTATTACATGAACTGACTCATTTTGAGCAGAGATTACGTGGTAAGTGGAAACAACAATGGAAGAAAGAAAAAGTAGAAAATAAATGGCACAGTAAGGTTGTGCCTAGTGAGACTAAATATGATGATGAACCATGGGAGATCGAAGCACACAAGTTGGAAAAAGAATATTATGACAAGTATAATTTGCATACTTACATGAAATATAAAGAAAATGCAACCAATTATTAAGGTAGATAAGCACTTTATCGAACCAGAATATAAAATAGTAAAGGCAATCAAGTCATATGGTGATGAACTTGGAAAAGTTACTAACGTAAGAGCAGACCATACTGACTGGCACCTACATCATAAAGACAGAACATTCGATTCATTTATCAATAAATTTCATGAAATCTATCCCAAACACATCATCAAAGAACTCTGGGGTTGTAACTATCGACGCGGTGACTATGCGGAGGCTCATAATCATCATGGTTTTGAACTTGCTTTTGTTTGGTTTGTGGATACCTGTGATCGTTGCTCTCCGTTAATATTCCCAAACACTCCATGTTTATGGTTACCACCAGTTCATTCGTTTACACCAAAACGAGGAACTCTTTTAGTCTTTAGTGGTTTAGACAATCATTATGTTCCACCTCATACATGTGATCATGAGAGAACAGTATTATCAGGCAACGTGCAATTAAGATCACTAAATAACGAGGATACAGAAGACCCATGGCGATAGACCCTGACATACAAGAATACTTTGACTTTAAATATGTTGAAGGAGAACTACACCTATACATACGCAAAGAAATGGTTGATGCACTCGGTTGGACAGACAAAGACCTTGATATGTCATTTGGTGGTATCAAGAGAATGAATAGTTTTAAGGGAGCACATATATCAATACATCCAACAGGAACGTATAAACACCCATGGTATGAGAATGAACATCGGGACTATGCAGGAGAGATATAATCTGCTATAATATAAGAAGTTAATATTATTCACATGCCTTTATTCTTGATCGTTTT